GAAACCAAAATTCAATTTCATATTGTAAGACCCCAGATAGTGCCCCACTGACCAGCGAGTGCCAGATAAGCACGACCCCATGGAGTCTTAAGAAGCTGTAAGTTCCCCAGTGTAAGACCACTGAAAATAGGAAGGATGTACATTCCTTCACCTGTGCCCTGATCATAGGCACTATTCGTTAATCCGCCAGTAAAGTTATAGATACCCATCCTATTTCGTAGGTCTTGCCAGTATGAAGAATTAGGATTGTCAACAGCAAATTCAACTAACATTGCTCCGCCCAGATTATATACTGCCTGAGCATAAATAGTTAGAGAAGTTGACTGACTAGGAATACTCTGAAAACCAAGATAGGCTAGATTAATAGCCTGATCGTACGCTATCTGAAGAGTAGTATCGTCAGGCAGAGATACATTAGGCACACCCATGACTGCCTGAACCCATGCCTTGAACCCATCAAACGTAGGGTCTCCAGGCGGGATGACAAGGGGCGGACCTGCACGCGGAACAGCAACAGCAGTCGTCATTGACGCCTACGTCGTCCAACTGTTTCGGTATCTCGAGTTACACGAACACCTTCAGCAATAGGATCCGAGTCCTCGCCGTAGCCACCACGAGGCTCTACCTCAGTGATGCTCATCTCGAGAGTGTTCAGAGGACCACCAATCTGTTCCTCGATCTGCGAGTTCACAGCAAGAGCAGCCTCTTGTCGCATCTGCCTACCCAACGAGCGCAGAAGCTCTTCATTCTTTTGCATGGCTCGCCGAAGTTTTTCGGCCGTAATAGGTTTGCCGGTTGAATAGACCAGACCATTGAAAGGGCTATTCGAATTATCGTTCAAATCATCGGCAGACCTAATGCCATACATCTTGTGCTGGCCGATGATAAAATCAATCTCGTGAGCAGTCAAATCTGTATTCGGCCCGTTGGGAGCAACCCGGATTTGCCCACCAATAGGAATTGTCTGACTAATGATACCGGGCTTCTCGAGCGCTCGGTACGCAAAGATCTGTATCTGTTTGGACACGTTGCCCACGTAAAGTTGAGTCATTGTAGTCTCCCACCAAAAGAGGGGACTCCAGGGAGTTGTGGAGTCCCCCAGTACCGCGCGCTTGTCAACTATACTGCATAGAAACGATCGTAATGCTCTCCGGTCGTACGCCCCACCCCGAAGTGATTCGCATTTCCGCGAGCACGTCAATCGCACCGCCAGCCAGAGGAGTTGGAATTTCCTTCGGCGCTGCCATATCGCAGAGTTGGAGAGTGCAAGCCGTCATGGAAGGAGTGAGCTTGGCAAACTCGTTCGTGTCGATACGTGAACCCTTGGGTTGTTCCACCTCCGGCATCACGATGATTACCGCATCATTACCACCCGCGCCTTTGCCGATAAGGGTATCGTCATAGGCCCAGATGATTTCATCATCGTTCACTTCCAGAACATCCTTGATCACACCAGCCGTGGATTGCGAACCAGCGCCAGGACGCTGATAGCTGGTGAGCTGTACGATATTCTGGTATTCCATCGCGCCCAGTGTTCGTTGAGGCCCAACGAACACAAACTTGCGACCGATGCCGAGTTGGTTGGTTCTTGTCTTGATGGCCGCCACCTGAGAGATCAGGAAGAATGCCATCTGACCGTTGTCGTAGGTGACTACGGTCGTATTGCCCGCGCTATCAGCCGGGAGGTTGATGGCCGTCGCGCCGTTGGTATTGACAAGACCTTCTCCGTTGATGGGGTTGAACCCATACAAGAGACCGTTTCGGATAAGCTGGAACGTGGCCTGACGCATACCGAGTCGGTGGGCATCGACAATGCTGAGACCCCATCGAGCCATGGCCGCCGTGTCGTGATGATCATATTCTGCACGAACCCGAAGGAGATAAGTAGGCGCACTAATCTGGGACAGCGCGAACGCCACACCAGGAAGTTGATTGTACGCCGACTGACCAGCAGCCATTCGGGTGCGGACATCCACCCGCTTGATATAAGCATAGAGGTCTCCATCCGCCAGCCGAATGAGAGGTGCCCCACTCGCAAGGAGCTCAAAGGCCCCTGATGCCTGCGAATAGGGCATGAGTGTATCTGGCATCATGTACGAGGGATGAACCTGCACAAATGCCGGGGAGATATTCGCCATGGTTGACTCCTAGAAATTGGGCCAGAGATGACCCCGGCCTTGTCAGGTTGAATGGATTACAGCAGAACGACTGCCGCAGCTCCGTTGTAGTTCCATGTAATGAACCCAGTCCCCGAAGAGTAGACTGGAACCATACAGTTCACGGTCTTGATTGCCAGAATCTTACCAGGGAAACCACTCCCAGCAATGATCTTCTGGTTGGTGTAGTCCCAGGCGACGGCCGCATTGATCAAACCGCCTTCCAAGCTCACCAGTGTTGGATCGATTGCCAATGCAACACGGATACCGCATCCGAGCCGGTAGAAATTCACCAAGCCACCCTTTTCCGTGCACGGAACCGGGGACTGTGGTGAATTAATCGCAGCGTAGTTCTGGTCGAAAACACTAAAGCCAGTAAGGTTCGCGTCCGCCGTTGCTCGACCGATAAACCCGCCCAGAGAAACATCCGCCCGCCCAGCAGGAGCAGTGGGAACATTTGGCGGATTGGCTGTGACCGCCGCCAATCGTTCCGCGGGAACGTGTTCCGAAATACCAACTCCACCCCACATGGGAAGAGTCTCGGACTGAGCGAGCCAGCCACCGGAAAGTGCGAATCGTGCTGCCGGGTCTGGATAGGCTGTGCCAACAATGAGTCCATCAGACTCAATGTTGAACATTCCAGGCGCGTTGGTCTGGACGTAGGGGTTGAGTTGCATACTAAATCTCCGTAGAGGGAGGGGGGTGTTAGGTTAGACAGACTGCATGGTGCGGAAAGAAGCAACCCTGCGTCCGGGGCGTCCCATGCTCTTGACAAAGGACTCTTTGCCGTAGAACACAGTTTCACGTCCACCGGTCGTTTGGTTGACTTTCGTAACCGCGCGCAGTTCCCCTGCCTCCAAATCCAATGGATTGGCAGCAGCGGACGTTGCATCAGCGTAGATGGCGCTCTCGGCAATGCCGAAAGTATCGTTGTCGAGTTTGGAAAGCTTGGCGTTCTTCCAAACTGGGGAATGCATCTTGAGGGTGGTCGCAAGGCGCTTTCGGTAATCGATCAGCCCCTCACCTTCCAGCGGTCGAGGTGCCCGCTTGCCGAAACCATTGAATACAGCGTCAGCTTTCGCTTGCGCGTCCGCGAACGCAGCATGTTCATCATCGCTCTTCGGCTTCATAAGAGCCTCGAGCCGAGCGATTACGGATTGTTGGTCTGCGATCTGACGGCGGAGATCGCCGATATCGTCTGCCTTGGTTGTCGCATCGGACTTCTTGTCATCATCATCATCATCGTCATCGTCATCGGACTTTTTTGCAGACGCATCGCTTTTCTTATCGTCGTCGTCGTCGCATTTCTCCTCTTTTTTCTTTGGGGGGAATTCATCGGCCTTGCGAGACGAGTCAGTCTTACCGTGTTTGATCTCCAATTCACCATCATCGTCTACCTTCCGCGGAGGCTTTGCTGCATCCACTGCTGATGCCGCTTTCGCATCGCTAAGGATGTGAGTCTTGGGAGATCGACCTTCATCACTCTTCGTGTTGGAGGAGCCATCCCCACGACGGTCATCGTCATCATCGTCGGCTTTGGATTTCGCCGAGGCGTCAGATTTCCTGTCATCGTCATCATCATCATCTCCTTTGATGATTTTCTTTTCACCTACTTCAAGCGCATCCATGCGCTTGCTCAGGCCATCCATCTTGGCAATTGCGTCGGCGAGCAGAGCGTCGACGCTCACTTTCGAGTCGGCTGCTGTAGTCATTTCAGTCTCCTTAGTGCGCGTCGCGCGTTAACGAACCATAAGGTCTCGTCTAGCCATAAACTTACCAATTCGATCAGCAAGGCTACTAAGACCATCGGCTAATCCCACCAATCCAGGTGGAATTCCTTGCATCCCAGGTGCCGGTGGGATACTCTCACCACCGATGGGAATAACTGGTTGCGGTATTTCACCATTGTCTGGTTTCGCAGTAACGACTTGTTCTCGAGGTTCCCCAACAGTTTCAGAATCAATCCTAATACCGCTGGCATCTCCGCCTTTGTCCCAGACACCCTTTTCGCATATTGCAAGATGATCAACGAAACTAGGCTCACCCTCAACAAGTAAAGTACTACCATCATCCATCTCAATCGTGTAATTAACCTTGGTATCTCGGAAAACTACACTCGGCGAAGTAGAAAGCTGGTTTTGTGAAATCAGTTGGATCGTGGGCTTGTCGTAAATCTTAGCAATTCCCCAGACTTCGTCCCCTTTGACGTAAGGAAGAAACATCGTTCCCACAACTCGTTTTGAGAATTCATCCGAGTTAAGAATTTGAGTGTGAGGGTGCTCAAAGATAATTGGTATTCCGCCACATCGACGCATAAATTCAGGAGTAAGATATATGGTGTCACGGCGATAAACCCATTCGTTCAACTTGGGTCTGTAACTGAATCCCGTACCACTGATTCGCATGTCCACCAAGCATACATTTTCAATAAATTGAGGAGAAACCAGTTCCTGATCACGAATTGCTTCAGCCAGTTCCAGCTCATTCATCCCGCTCATTTTGCGAAGAGCAATGTGACAGCCGGGATGCAGAGACAGACTATTTGCATGATCAGGATGTACCCAGACAAAAGCATCATGCTCATGATTGAATTTAGGTACAAATTCATCAGCGCAGTTATGGATATAGGTAGTAAAATCCACTCCATCTCTAATGCGTCGACTGAGGACAGGCCCCACGGTACCGGGATTGTATCCGGTTTCTTCGAAACACTCTCGAACGGCGCATGTCTCAAGTGACTCGCCATCTTTCTGTACTCCGCCAGGGAACGCCCACCCTAATCCATCTGTTCGACGGCATAGCAGAATACGTCCAGTCTGTGCCTTAAAAAGAATTCCAGAGGCGACGGTCATCCACTAATCTCTTTAGGATGACGATTGGAGGGTTGCATTCCGTCTTTAGTTCGAGGTTTTACCTTTTCGGGTCTTCGCATAGCCCTACGTCGCTCAAATGCATCTAGACGAACAGCAAGAGCATCACAGTGTGTAATCAATTGTTCAACCGGGGTGGCTTCGCCTTTGGAGAAGCCCATGTGCTGATTATCATCTTCTTTGGTGTCCACACCAGTTATCTTCCCTGCATTCTTGCTTGCATAGAACACCTCACGGCCTTTATCATGGCCGTACTGCTTAATCATAGCCGCTCGAATCGTTCTACCTTTTTCTGTTAACGGCATGGCCCCTCGTAAATCTACCGCGTCTATCACGCAAGGTTCTTAATACGATTTCGTCCCAAGTTTCTTCAGGTTCTTCATTGTGTTTATTCAGTCGGCGCGCAATGGCGACTAAGTCCCGTTCTTTTACTTTATATTTCCGGCGTAGATAATTTAGAGAACGAGCAACTTCATCGCTTAGAGCCACCGAGATGCTCCAAAAGCCTAATTACTTCACCCTCAACAGCATCATCGGCCCGCGACATCTTGACCTTCGGAAAATCTGGAGCACCCTTATCTGGCTCAATGCCCGCTGCTAATTGATCATCCATTTGTTTTTGGTTCTTCTTTAACTGCACGAGCAATCTCTTATAATCTAGACTGAGTGGGCTGGAATACAGAAGCTTGTTATTCGTAATAGCATCGCAGATCCATTGAATAAGTCGAGCCTTATTTTCTGGATCAAATGAGTACTCTAAAATCTGATAAATCGAAATAGCCGCCTTCATCTTGGTATCATCAACCTTAACTTGGTCAGAATCTGGCTCGCGCAAATACGAAGGCCATACTGCCGAATAACTATTTGCCCAAGAATAGAATGCTTCCTTATATGGAACAGATTTGTACTTGTCTGGAAACTTAGCCTGCAAAGATCGATAAAAAGTAGGAGTCCAGGCCCGATGCATTACAATCCGATCTAAGTATCGGTAGACTGGGTCCATAGTTTCCCTAAGTCGGTCCATGTATCGCGCAACAGCTTTCGCGTCTTCCGAACCTTCTCCAAAACCCTCCGCAAACGGTTCTTGAGTAAGCAATTTGACTGGCATATCGACGGCGTTGGCGATGTTTTCGAGGATGTTTCTTCTGGCGAGGACATGTGGTCCCTCCAGGTTCTGCATGTTTAAAGATTCAACATCTTCATCCGGGGTAATGTTGAGTACGTTACCAGTTTCAGCCTCTTTAACAAGAGCTCGCTTGTAACCAGCGGCCCAGGCCATGATATTATCAACAAAGTTTCCGGGTTGTTTGATCTTGGCAACCAGAACGCCAACTTTGGTTTCAACAAGATCATCTGCGATAAGGGTTTTGATATAAGATTTAAGAGGATAGAAGGCGCGCTGGTAAGCAGAACGACCAACAAACCCAAAAGCAGAAGTAGTATAACCAAGATATATTGGTCTTTCATTGGTAACTGTCACTGTACGTGAAGGATGGTATACAGTCCCACTAACTGCGATCTGAGTATACTTCAAAAAATCCATTGCATTGGGATTTTGGTTTAATACGAGAGAGCCAGCAGTATTAAGAGGATCAAGTATATTGAAACTGATATTAAGATCAGGCAAATCCCAGTAGTCGATCTGCTCATTACTCTTCACACCATCGACTAGTAACGCAATAGAAGCAATACCATATATACGACTGATAGTTAGAATATTATGAACAAGAAAATCACCCCCAAGCGATTTCCATTCCTCATTGAAAGCTTCCACGCAATGTTCACCAGGACTATCGGGAACCTTAATGTCTCTTTTTTGCGAAAGAGCTAGACTTACCGGACCTTCAGTGATACGAGCTCCTAGTGGATGATAAAGGTAGATTTCCTTACAGGTCTGGTAGCTCACAACATCTCCAGGGACGATGTCGGGAGCTACCAGAAGCTCCTGCAAAGCATTGCCAGGAGTCGTCTGTACAGACCCTGAAAAACTCATCTAGAAACCCTGTTCATACACCCCACCAGTCCTCTACCCCAACGAATACCCATACCACCGAACGTCCCAAACACTGAAGTCACCTTTGCCGGGTGGTAGACTAAGTATTCGGGCATCATAAACGTCTGAACCGTTTGCATAGTCAACGATATAATTACTATATGGGATTGGGAGAAGTATTTCGTTCTTAGCAATAAACACAACGAAGTATGGATTATTGAATAGAACTATTCGTGCTTCACCAGCAGGCGGCGTCCAAGTAAAATCAACAGGATTAAAATGATTACCAATTTGGCGATTTATCTTATCAAATCTTAGTTTAACAAATCCACTACCACCAAGAATTTCTTGCGGCTGAGAAGACGAAGCTAGCACCGAAGCCTGAAGTAAAGGTGGTGGTGTCCAAGGAACAGGTTTCGGTGTAGGTACGAATCTAGCTAACTGTGCCCAAGGAATATATGTTTCTGAGACTAATGGATCTAATGGAAGCGGCATATCAAGCAGTGGTTAAAGTGAATGTTACATTCGCCGGACAGCTTTGAACCCAAACTCCATTAGCAAACGGGATATTCATATTTGTTCCGAGAGCCATAGGCCATACCGGAGCAGTTAAGCCAGGAGATAAAGTTGGAGCAGTTGGCTTGACCGCATACATAGTAGCGAATGCCGCTAGGATTCCAGCCCACAAGGTTCGAGGAGGAGTTGCCATCGCTGCTGCATTAGCTGGAGCTACTGCCTGATCAATCAGAATTAGTGGAACATTTTCTTCAGCCGCAGCCGTAGGTTGATTGATTGTCAAACCAGTGATTTTCGAGCCAGTGGCCGCAGCAAGCTTTGATCCAACAGTAGTAGAAGTAAAAGAAGTTGTTGCCATCACTTGCCCTCTTTAAAGTGGTTGGGGAGCCAGTTGCCAATCCGGGACGGGTTCGATGACTGGCTCCCCGTATTCGTGACACCGGCCTCGTCTGGTGGGAAACGCTAGAGATGTCACGAACTCAGGAGTTCACGAAGCAGAAGGTGTCGGAACGGCTGGATGCTCTTCCGATGGCACAATCGCAACGACCCAGCCAGTCTGTTCTGACCAAGCTGTCTTCACTTCCCAGTTCTCCAGTACCTCTGGCTTTTCATCGGAGCCAGGGGGTGGAAGTACAATAGGATGTGTAGGCACACCCGGCGATGGCCAGATGCTTGGAGGAATATAGATCGGATGCTCTGGCTTCAATCCTGGAATGCTTCCAGGCGGGAGATAGATCGGGGGGGTCGGGACTGGCATTCCGCCACCACCCCAGATACCGGGAGGACGTCCTCCAGGTGCGATAGGATGTGTCGGAAGTGGAGGAGCTACACCACCCCAATATCCAGGAGGCGAGCCACCACCTCCACCACCTGGGAGACCCCATCCTGGACGAGGATCGGTCGGTCCCCAAATACCAGGAGGTTGTCCAGGCAGTCCTTGATCAGGATAGAGAGGAGGTCCACCCCAGATACCAGGAGGCCGACCGCCCGGAGCAATAGGATGAGCAGGATGACCAGGCGACGGCCAAATGCCAGGACCAGGGCCACCGGGAGCGATTGGATGAGTCGGCAACGGGGGAGCGACTCCCCCCCAATAGCCAGGAGGCGAACCACCTCCTCCACCACCACCTCCGTCACCCCCTCCAAGAATAGTGATCAACGCAAGATACTGCGTCATTCGTAGCTCCTTTGTGTGAGGTATTTAACAATAGCACGGTAGCACACAAGCACTCGGTCAGGCAAGCTTCACGTAATGTAACTCCTGACCAATTGTAGTCTACACCCAGTATGCTACAATTGCATTACAGGAGACATAGTATGAAAAAGCGCAACCTTCATATTAATTGGGGAATGTGCGGTGACTGGAACTTTACCAGAGCAAGATTAAAATGGCTTCCCACTATTCTTTACGGCAATTTCTGCGATCTTGAGTGTTACCCCAGTGAAATACGACACCGACTCGAGAACTTAGGATTTAAAGTTGTAGAAGAAGAAAAAGATGTATTCCGGCTGTACGACAAAGAAATCAATACCCTTCCCAATTACCAAGAGCAATCGCGACGCCATAAGTGAAACAATCAAGCAAGTCATCGGCCCGCTCTTCGACATCTCCTACACGGAATCCAAGAACTTGCCCAAGGAGATGATTCTTCGTAACCTGCTTATACGTTATGATACGATCGAAAGCAGGCTCCAAAATCTTAACCTGTCCTCTCCACACATAGCCGGATACGTTAATCGATCGTTCGGCTTTACCAAGCTGTGTTAGCTTCTGCGGAAGTGGACTTACAGGTAAATTCCGCCTCTGCGCTTGCTGAATGAGAATAGACCCTGAGGCCTTGTCCTCAATGAAACATCCTCGCTGTCCGAGGCGACTTCCACACTTGATTGCGATGTCGTCGAGGTTTCGGTAGACTGTTGGGAGCCAAGATTCCAAAAGGCTACCCTCGATCTGGAGATATTCGTAATCAACGATCTTAACCCAATGTTCGGTCCCCAATTTTTCGTAAGCCCAATAGATGACTCCGGTTCCGTCATTCTCTTTGCCAGTTTTGATAGCGGTGTCGAGCGTTGCGAAGACATAAGCACACCTCTGTGGATATGGCTCTGGCTTATCTTGAGTCAACAAATTACGAAGAGAAAAGAACGCCTCACCAGACCAATCAACAAATTCAGCTAAATATTCTTGTGCGTAGACGAGTGGATGGTTGTCCCGTTCAAGTCTCTCAAGCTCGTCTGCTGGGAGGTATGGGTTAGAGTGAGATGGCGCATGATATTCGAGGAAGCCGTACTCTGGCAGATTACAGATTCGCCAGAACAGATTATCCTCATTGATTCCATTAGTATTTGACGCAATGATCGCCGCCCCACGAAAGTCGAGCAATGTTGGTCTAATAGCTTTTTCCCAGATGCTGATAGCATTCGGTTTAGTGAAGGCGGCTTCATCGATGATCACCAAGTGGTACCTGCGAGATCGACCGGCTTTTTCATCCTCAAGAGTCCAAAGCTCAATGCGACCACCGACCGATGTGTGGATAATACCAAGGTTGCGAGAGCTACTAGTGACGATGCATTCAAGAACTTGTTCATTATCAGAATAGGCTTCCGCTGCATATCGATAATTAGGCACGAACCAACCGACTTGAGCACCCTTGGCAGCAAAATCACAAGATATAGTTTTAAGAAATGCAGTCTTCCCCCAACGCCGACCACATCGTAAAGCCTTGAACCTTGCCGGGAGGTTAAATGCGGCGACTTGCCCGGAGTGAAGTTCCGGAAGATTGATAACACTAGTATGAGGTTTAGTAAGAGTTAGAGGCGCATTCAAGCTTGTATTCCGCGCGGGCGTGTGCTATAGTACTTTAATGCTATGGGGAAGAGCCACCATTTGGTTTCGCCTTACCATTCGGTTTGGTTGGCTCATCCCCAGGCATAATGATGTTTGTGCCAGGAAGGGCAGGAAGGCCGCCTTCGATGATAACCCTAGCTCCAGATGTAACATCTTGGCTAACTTGCTGGAGACGAGGATACTCATACGGCAACATGCCCTTGGCCGCGTCTATGCGGACAGACATGGGTAGTCGAGGGTTCTTGTATACGGCTTCGAGGAACTGCTTAGGACTGAGGGTTTGGTCATTATATGTATGTTCCTCTGGCCCAAGCACCTCGCCTTCTAATAGTTTTGGCAAATCTAACAACTTCCCCTGGAGGCGGGGATTGGGTGGGCGAGACGTGGCACGGAAACCCAGTGGTCCTAGGAGGGCTAACGGCAACTGCGTCCGCTGGGACAGGGCCTGTAACACAAACCTAGTCACGATGACAAGTGGCTATTTTTAGGAAAGTAGGAGTATTTTTATGACAACAAAGCAAAGCAACATCCGGCAGAGTGGTAACAGTCTAGTTGTGACCATTCCGTGGGAAGTTGTGCGAGAATTCGAGCTGGCGCACGGCGATGCCGTGTTCTGGGAGTCTAGCCCAGGAGGTGATAACAGCCTCCGGCTAAAAATCGTCAAAGGGGAGCAAATACGAAAACTTGCCAGCCAAGCGTAAGAGCCAGCCCAGCCGGAGGTGGCGTCATAACACCGGCAGTCCAAGGAAACTGTGCTCCTAAAGGACCGCACTCCTATGCTCACTTATTAACCCTCTTGTGGTGCCCGGATAGTCCGGAAGTTCCTGTGGGAGTGGAAATAAGTGAGTGATTCTCTGATTGGACCGCGAGCCCCTGCGAGAGTGGGGCACCTTCCTTTTTGACTGCCCCTACGCGCACGCGCGTTAAGGTATAATGTGTAGAAACACATCAGCCCAAATGGAGAGAGAAATGGTGCGAACTGCGCTGAACAAGCGGATGTCTTCAATCGAAATACCGCACAGAATATCTAAGCTCCCTATTTCTCCAGATGGATATCCTGTACCATGGTTCGTGCAATGGTTAAAGGATGGAAAACCATGTCAGCCGGGTGACGGTATACCGGACTTTCGTATCATGGACAGAGTTAAGTTCATGCACGCCATCAAGTTCTATAACTGCTGGGTCTGCGGTGAACAGATGGGAGCGTATAAAACATTCGTGATCGGGCCAATGTGTATTATCAACCGGACTAGTTCCGAACCAGCGTGTCATTTCGAATGCGCAAAATTTAGTGTGACTGCTTGTCCATTCTTAACGCAACCCAGAATGCGGCGCAACGAAAAGGATCTACCAATCGAGACTAGCTCTCCTGCTGGAGAAATGATAAGACGAAATCCAGGTGTGAGTTGCCTATGGGTTACGAAGAAATTCACAACATATAAAGATGGTGACGGGTACTTGCTCCGTATCGGTGATCCAATAAGAACACTGTGGTTTGCTGAGGGACGTGAAGCAACCAGTGAAGAAATAATGCACTCCATCGACACCGGCTATCCAATACTTATGAAGATGGCAGAGCAAGAAGGCTATAAGGCGATCAACCAGTTGGAGAAACAGAAAAAGGAGGCAATGCAATACGTTCCTGCCTGAAGCTTGCAGTCCCCTGTACATATGCTACAATAGCATTGTACAGGGGACCACACATGATAGATTCATTGCAACTCATCAGGCTGATTGCAGTTCGAGCAGTAAAGGAGTACATGAAAAGAGGCATAGACATAAGAACATCCCAAATCAAGGGTGAAATAAGTATAGTTCATTATGATATTTGCCCACTAAATCTGCAAGAAATGCTTAATGCGCCAGAGGATTTGTTTATGTACGATGTTGCCGGGATACACCAAAACTTGGATATCCTGGATGGTTCCTTTCGTAAAGGGTTCTATCCCTTCCACGCCAAAAACTACAGGAGACACTAATGGATGATCTACCTACCCTACAGCGGCTGACGCGAGACTTGCGTTCGGCCACTGCCACCTTATCGGATGCAGAGGCACGGTTCTTGGTTGATGCTTACTACATCATACAGGAGGACCGCAAGCGTTCTGGCAACCAAGTCCGAAGCATGGAAAACGAACCACACGCTCTTCTCGCCTGGTTCTTCAGTCAAAATGAAATGCTGGAAAGCCAACTGAAAGCGGCGCTGGATCGATACAGCAACACCAAGCCTATCGGCACATGGATGAAGAGCATATACGGAATCGGCCCGGTTATCGCAGCCGGGTTGATGGCTCACATCAACATTAAGGAAGCGCCGACGGCAGGGCACATCTGGCGATATGCGGGATTGGACCCTACCAGCAAATGGGAAAAAGGTCAAAAGCGGCCCTGGAATGCAGGGCTGAAAACCCTCTGCTGGCACATCGGGCAATCGTTCATGAAGTTCAGTAACAGGGAGGAGTGCTTTTACGGGAAACTCTATCGAGAGCGCAAGGAATATGAAATAGCCAGGAATAACCGGGGTGACAACGCGGCTGTTGCCGAAACGCTGAAGGCAAAGTTCAATAAGAATACTGATGCCTACAAGCACCTGAGCAACGGCAAGCTTCCACCAGCACAGATTGATGCCCGCGCACGTCGGTGGGCGGTCAAGATCTTCTTATCACACATGCAGGCGGTGTGGTGGAAGATGGAAACAGGGCAGGATGCACCGAAGCCCTATATCCTGACCAGGGATCATGGGCACACCCATGAAGTGTTACCGCCGAACTGGCCTTGAGCCTAAGGCTGAGAGAGTACCAGAGCTTCAGAGCGAGCCAAGTAATCAGAGAGTACCAGCGAAGCGGAGCGAGCCAATCGCAACGAGAGTACCACGATGGACGAGCGAGCCATGCAACCCGAGAATACCATATCCTGAAAGCGAGCCACGTTACGGAGTGTACCATACAAGGAGAGCGAGCCAAATGACTGGAGAGTACCAATAGGGTATGAGCGAGCCATACCAAATGAGAGCACCAACGCCCCAGAGCGAGCCATATGATAGAAGAGTACCACGATCGACGAGCGAGCCATGTTAGATGAGAGCACCAACAGCGCAGAGCGAGCCATCATAGGGTAGAGTACCAGATGAGTGAAGCGAGCCACTTCCCAAGAGAGCACCAGACAGCCAGAGCGAGCCAGCATAGTCGAGAGCACCATGATAGCAGAGCGAGCCAGAAAAGAGAGTGCACCACACGAGAGAGCGAGCCACTTGGTTTCAGAGTACCACAAGGCGTGAGCGAGCCAATAGAAAAGAGAGTACCATATTGAATGAGCGAGCCAGAGTACGGAAGAGTACCAGATCTACGGAGCGAGCCATGCCGGGAGAGAGTACCAGACTCAAAGAGCGAGCCATGATAACAGAATGTGCCATAGAAAAGGAGCGAGCCACCTATCCGGAGAGTTTCAAAAGAATAGAGCGAGCCAGCGGGTCTGAGAGCACCCAAGGAACAGAGCGAGCCAAATGTCCGGAGAGCACCAATGCTTGAGAGCGAGCCAAGATATGAGAGCGTACCAAAGGACGGAGAGCGAGCCAAAGAGGGGAAGAGTACCATATCTATAGAGCGAGCCATAAAATTAGAGAGTTCCATTCGAGAGAAGCGAGCCACAATACCTGAGAGTACCATGCACACAGAGCGAGCCAATAAGAGGCGAGAGCACCAAAGAAACGGAGCGAGCCATACGACAAGAGTGCACCACAGCACAAGAGCGAGCCAGACCATAGGAGAGTACCATGAATGAAGAGCGAGCCATGTAGCGAGAGTTGTACCATATACCTGGAGCGAGCCAAGGAGTTCGAGAGTACCACAGAGGACGAGCGAGCCATAGATAGCGAGAGTACCAGTGAGGACAAGCGAGCCAAAGAACCGGAGAGTACCAGCCAAGACGAGCGAGCCATAACGCCAGGAGAGTACCATCAAGTGGGAGCGAGCCATGATGACCGAGAGCACCATAATAGCAGAGCGAGCCAGAGCCACGGAGAGTACCATGAGATATGAGCGAGCCATAGGTTGCGAGAATACCAGTCTCCGAGAGCGAGCCATATGACCTGAAAGCACCAAGGATAGAGAGCGAGCCATCTTCGAAGAGAGTACCAGATGAGACGAGCGAGCCAAACACGTGAAGTGTGCCAAATGGCAAGAGCGAGCCATTGGATCTAAGAGTACCAAGGACAGGGAGCGAGCCATGCCAGTGAAGAGCACCAAAGACAGAGAGCGAGCCATCAGAACGAAGTGTACCAAGCAAAATGAGCGCCTAACAAGATGCTTGTAGTCCCTGGGGTGTATGCTATAATACTACATAGCAGCAAAGGAGAATAGTGATGGAACCGCAGTGTGAATGCAAGTTTCGAGGGCCAAGTCTTCCTATGGACAATACATGGTGCAAGATCCACACCAAGGACACATACAGATGCGGTATGTGCATGTGCGACCAATATCGGCCAACATCAGCACCGAGAGCTCCAAGAGTTGACAAGTGGCCAGGGTTTCATTGGGCAATGTGCGTTTGTGGACATAGTGCCCAAGATCATAACTGAATAGGACATGCTAAATCCCAAACAGGATGATATTCAACGTCTTTTGGCGCTCCTCGAAGCGGCTGCAGATTCCATCGAGCACATGTCAGATGATGAAATTCGTGTGGAACTCGAAGCCTTGCGTCAAAGGATAGACAATAACCCGGATTGAACTGCACACATTGTGATAAGGAAAATAACATGACACAACAAAAATTCGCTAACCTTGCCAGTCTGCAAATGCGCAGATACGGTGAGCCATCGCTCTGGCGCGCCTTAGTTTCGTTTATGCCGGAACAGTGTCGTGACTGTATTGAAGATGCTGCCAAAAAACGTGCCGAGGAGCACAGGAGATCAAAATGAAATTTTCTATTGTAGTACTCGTTCTAGCAGGGCTTACGTCCTGCCAGATGCCATTGCGCAGCGCAGAGGCCCAAGGGCAACAGATCTACAGGGACGCGCAGGGCCGGACCATCGGCACAGCCACTCAGAGCAACGGCACGACGATCTATCGTGATAGCCGGGGTGTGACGACAGGGACGTCGTCGGTTTCGAACGGAACAACCATCTATCGTGATGCACAGGGCCGCGTTCAGGGTACCAAGAGTAGGTGATATCACCTATGAGCGCCGATCCTACTATCGAATACCGCTGCCGACTAACCGAAACCGAACACCGCGTTATCGTCAACGCGCTCTCGGTTCAGATCGAAAATTTAAACCGTCATCGGCTAGCGATGATCGATACCGATCCGCGAGAGATAATCGATACGCTTGCCCATATCGCAACGCTCGAGCCCTACCCACTCGAGCTTATTCATTGCCCCTACCGGAGGGAATGTCCGTGGGTAAAGCCGATTCCAGCCACATGAGGAAGTGACATGCAAATCTATGAACTACAGACTAATGAAGGTAGACGATACGTCACAGCGCACAACGATGCGCGGATGCGGACTGCCATGTATGAATATATCAGGACCAAGCGAGCAGCCGGGGTGCCGCTTAGGGAGATTATCTTCTGTTGGTCACCTATTCGATCAATTCCTTTGGACCTCGCCCTTTCCGAGCTTAAGAGGCTGGCGACCAAGAAGGTTGCATGATGGGCTTCCGATTTCAAAAGCGAGTTGGGCCATTTAACATCTCCAAAAGCGGAGTTAGCGTTAGCTCCGGGAGAAGGGGAGGGTTTACGCTCAACGTGCCATTGCTCAGCACGAGGAGACGCTCTCCCATGATGACAATCGGGTTGCCTGGGAGCGGGTTGAGCTACCGACAATCACTGGGCCGTGGAAGAAAGATTCCAGCAACAGAGCCAGGGCTTTCGTTTCTTCCCATGGCTATGATTATTGTGATATGGGTCTTTGTTGTCGCATGGTTCCTTGGAGGATAAGATGTTTAGCCGGGAGGGGTTGTTCGCGCTGGGATTGCTTATTGGGAGCCTCTACATATGGGGCATCGTTGGGCCGATCTATGCCTTTATTGCTCTCATCTCCCTGATGATTATCGCCCAAGTTGTTGTCATAGTGCTGAAACCACTCGTTTGGTTCACTGAATGGATGGCAAGCAGGAAGGCGGCGCAGTTGGAAATGCAGGAATGGGCCATGGCCCGACTGAGAGCTAAGAAGGACGAGTTGCCGGTGGATTTGGGTGAGCTCGAAGACAGAGGGGATGGAGTGTATGTCACAAAACGAACTCTTCGTAGATAAGAGCAAATGGGCCAATGCCTATGATGTGTGGGTTCTGCAGACAAAGGTTGGACGATTCGTCATCCGGCGCGCACGCCGAGGGTCAGAAGAGTTCAGGCTGTGGATCAATGGAGTGCAGACAAGTCACTATGGAACTGTAGAAAAGTTGATGGTAGTTGTGGATGGTATTCTCAAAATACAAGAGCAGACTAGAGATCGGGATGCGTGAACACATCCGTATACGGGCGAGGGAAAGATGGTCGACAAAAGCGCAATAGATCGGCTAATGGACGCCAAGGAGCTAATGGAAAGTGACCTGAGCAGTAACAGCGAAGTAACTCGGGCTCTCAAGCTCCTGCTCGAAGTTTTTATAGCCGGGGAGGAGTGGGGTATTCGGCAGATGATTCGAGCAAACCTGATCTCAGCCAAGGAAAACGACGCCTTTAAGATAGGAGGATACTTGCATCATGCAACACCGGCTGAGATTGCCGATGACATGATCGCCCTAGTGGATTCGGTGATGGAGATACCTGCCGAATTACTGATACCGCCCATTACTGAGTGGCTAAAGGAGAATAACCTAAATGTGCGCGATAAACCCCAAGCATGAGCACCACTTCGTCTTGTCAGTCTACACATCGCACGGCATGACCACTGAGGAGTTTAATCAGATGGTCGCAGAAAGTGCCCTCAACCTGGAGATGAAACTTAATGAAAATGGTCGATTGAGATGGCATATCAAGGGACCCTATTCAGGATCCCGGCTAAATCCGCCGCACGGAGTAGCCGGGTAGTTCGGCACGGAAGACACCCCGTCCTACGTGCTGAACAGGGTGCACCATCATAATTCAGCCCTTGAACAGATGGTGTGCCCAAGGATCGCTGGAGCGTGCTCCCCATGATGCACTGGTTGGTGACGTGTAGCCAACCACCCGACGTGCGTCTGGCGATGGCCGGTGAAACGACACCGGGGCGATCCTCTTATTTGGGGAAGAACATGAGATTTGATTTAACAACACCGTGCAGCAACTGTCCGTTCCGCAGCGACAGACCATTTCCTCTTAAGGCAGAACGAGTACGTCAGATACTGGGCGGGGATCGTGGTAGACAATGGTGGCCGTCTCCATCATTCACTTGCCACAAGACGGTAGATTACAGCGCCGGGGTGGAGGGTCGGATCAGAGTAGAGGGGCAGCACTGTGCCGGGGTGTTGATTATACTGACGCGCGAGGAAAGGCCAAATGATTGTATGCAAATAGCCGAGCGACTGGGTCTGTGGTCTCCAGTCTCGTTACAAATGGACGCGCCGGTATATCATACGACGGAAGAGGCGGTGCGCGGCTGCGCACGAGCTAATGGGGATGTGGACGAGCATGCGAAATAGACCTAAGACAGGACCATATATGCGAAGGAGCAAGAAAGTGACAGAGAAGCTCGGCGCTACCGGCAGATACCCCTTGGGAAAGGTGAGTCCAGACGATGAGGGTGAGCTCAATATAGCAGTCTTCCTCATCAAGGGGCAAGTTCGCATCGAGTTTGGAAAACCTGTCGCCTGGATATCCATGCCTGCTAGCCGGGCAAAAGACTTCGCCGAACTCATACTGAGGCACGCCGCGAAGCTAGATGAAATAGAGGGCAAGAAATGAGTGGTCCGCTCAAACCCATATGCGTGAAGTGCCAACGGTTCTACCACCCGCAGAAAAACGGTGTGATATTCCTGGAGGGGATGCCTAGATTTGAGGGCGCTCCTGCCGGGAGGGAGGGCGCGGAGTTCTGGCAACCTTACAAGCTCTGGCGAGGTGATCTCTGGGAGTGTCGTGGTTGCGGCCATCAGATCATATCTGGCGTGGCCCGAGACCCGATAACGGAGCATTATATGCCGGGGTTTCGGGAGGTGGTGGAGATGCTGAAACCTATGATGCAAGTGAATGATTGTTAAGAGGGCATGACTCGCAAGGGCTCCCCATGCTAGAAGCTGAACAGAAGTTTAGAGAGGCGATCAGGAAGAGAGAAAAGGAGCGGTGGGAATTTGTGCTATATCGCCATCCTGATAGCCGGTGGGGATGGTACTGGGGATGGTACATTAGGACAGAGGATTATTACAACAACAGCGGTTCGGCAAGATTTAAGTATCCTGAGCGAGCGTGGTTGGATTTCGCTAAGGCTGTTGTGAAATGGATGCATGAAAGAAGGCATTTGGAGAAGGGTTGAGGGGGGTCTGGGTTGGGGTAGTATAGTACCATCGGTTATTCGTCTCTCAATATAGGAAGAGGGGCCTGGGGGTCTCCACCTTGTCTGGTGGGTATTTTGGCGATTTACAGATTTTGACTGTGAATTCGCAACGAAGCCATGGCCCGACTACCTAGGGTAGCTATCCTCGCAGCTATGCGTAGATCGCATACCAGCCATGCAGAAATATGTGTTGTGTTATTATACGCCTGTGCTACATTAGCACCATCGGTTGGGCCAATACCGGCCTCCGAAAAACCCGGCCCAGGATGGGCCTATTATAGGAGTGTACTATGGCTAAGTCCCACAAGCGCGTCCTCGAGTCCGTGCAGCCTGCCCCGGTCGTGGTGGCCGAAGCGCCTGCCACCGAGCAGCCCACCACGCCGAAGGCAAAAATCGCCCGGTATGGCTGGCCGACCGGCAAGCCGTCTGCTTCGCAGGTTATCAGCATGGTGTCGCCCGCGCCGTATGTCAAGCGCGGCAAGTCCCTCACCCGGTTCAATGCCCTGTACAATGTACCGGAACAAACCGTGGCCGACTATTTGGCCAAGGCTCAGGCCGCGGGCATCAAGTCCACGCTGGCGCTGGCCGACCTGCGCTGGGATTACCTGCACGGCTTTTTCACCGTCGATGGTGTTAAGTTCGAGGCACCCAAGGCCGAGTAACGGCAACGTCCCGGGCGGGTTTCCCCGCCCGGGATTTTTTGCGTTGCGAAATGCTACCGTGAGTAGCGGTGGCATCTCGCAGGGCAATCATGCCTTGCCGAACCTAGGAAACCCAACGATGCTTTACGACAAGCATTCCAGCCGATACCAGATCACACAGCCAGAGCTGTATGAACGATTGGGATTTGGTAAAGGCGACCATCTGCCGACCGAGGGCTTTGAGCCAAGAATCGTAACGGATGCTCACGGCAATCTGGCAACGATCAAGTGCCTTCCGGCCAACGAGATAAAGCCGGTGAACCAGTGGGGTCGTCGTCCTTCGAACGCGAAGGCCCGGATCTTCATGCACTGCGACGCTTGCGCGAAGTGGATTCCCTTCGGACGAATGATGCAACACCGCAAGGGACGCGAGCACAAGCTCAACTTCGAGATCACAGTGGGTCGTCCATAGGCCCGCGATCCTAGGAATCGCAACGATTTCTAGGAAATCCAACGATTAGGAGGATATCATGAATCTGGAAAAGAACTCTGAGAACCCATTCGTCAACGTGCAGTTCGCGTGCGACGAGGAAATCCAACGACTGGAAGAGAAGATGCAACGATGGCATCTGATGCAGAAGCAATTTCATCAGCAGTCGTATGTTGATTTCTTGCTTGGGAGGAAGTAATGAAGAGAACAATGATAGCCGGGGTGATGGCAATCGCTACGATCGCCCCGGCGATGGCTGAGATGCCACCGAAGCCGACCCTGCAAGAGGTCGGGGAATTGACCTTCAGTTGTGAGAGCAATTCCCAATACCGGCCTCCGAAATTGGCCGATGTGGAGTGTGTTGGTTGCGAACCCTGTGTCTACGGTTGGAACGATTGCCGGTGGTGAGATATCTTTTTCACCGTCGATGGTGTTAAATCCAACGATCGATTGGTATCTTCGAGGAGTGACCTTCAAGGATAATGAAGGAAATCTGCGACAGATCTTTGATCTGGATAAGACTGGGATCAAGTATAGATACATGGGAATGGGATGGTCATATTCCTGTATCCCTGTGGATTGAGAAAAGAAAAGAACTCGTGAGGTCTGCGAGTTCTTTTCCTGATATGGTGAGATTTATCATGCTCGCTATATCCGGAAAAGAATTCAAGACCAAGGAAGTCTAACGACTTCAGGCTTGGATGCTTGCCGAGGCCACAATCCCGTGGTATAATAAAACATAGGAGAAATGTGCTATGAGCAAGACTAAGAGTATAGTGCGTAAGGAATCGCAACGATTGCCGGTGGTGAGATACAATGTTCCCGTCGCTCCAAACTCGGGATCTCACGTTACTCATGTTCAGGCTTTTCGTCGTCAGCCCGATTTTCCAATGGATGCGACTACAAGATTGGTTTCGGGTACAAACCCGTGGAGGCCGGGTGGTCGTGCTTGGCCGATGTGGAGTGTGTTGGTTGCGAACCCTGTGTCTACGGTTGGTGAGATTTTGGACATCGCGTGGAAAACTCAGGGGATAGTCCCGGTTGAGGGTATGGAGCACCTCCGTTGGTTGTTTACATGGGGTGGTTCTTACATAGAAATAGGCGGGGAATTGTACAGTCCGCCTCCTATAAATGAGATACCGCCGGAGCGCCGTAAGAAGAGGCGCAGAGCGTAAAATAAAGGAAATACAACGACTAGCCGGGGTGGATTTGCCCCGGCTTTCTTTTTCAAGAAAAGTTGCCAAAATTCGTGAAAAGAATGCACTTTTGGGTTGTATCGGGGTGCCAGATAAATTTAACCTTTTGAGCGCGCTTGCGCGTGTCCCAAAAAATAATTGTACAAGTCTCTCATGTACAATCATATAACGACCATTCATTGCCTTGACACAAAAACAAGTGTGTACATTGTGTACATCGTGTACTCTGTATGCGCGCGCGTATAAGCGTACAAATCTTTCAATTTTCTGTACACAGACCCCCGGCCCCAGTGTACAGATGTACCAGACCAAAACCCAAAACCCGTTAAGAGTGTGTACATTGTGTACATTGTGTACATCGTGTACATTCCCAACCACCGTTGACCCGTGTACATTGTGTACATTCCTTGCGCGCATTGTACGCTCCCTAAAACCACCCGTTTATACGAGCTCCACCTGATGCAACGGTACAATAATGGGGCAAAGAGAGCTATTTACGATAATCTTCGTCCCATTACCAGTCAACCTAACGATTCTCGCAATAATATCTGCCATAGGAGTGTGTACACGCACAATTCTACCCGGCAAATAAGGATTTTCAATTTTAATTTCCCTAACGAGCACTCCAGCCTTCTCCTCCACGCGGAGCATGTCGATCACCCGGCCATCTATGATTGCCACTTCAGTTCCGAACCGCACGCACCAAACCCTCATCAAGGCGGGCCGCAAGTCCTCCCACCCGGCTATCCCCGCTATATTCGCAAAGACATATCCGGGATACACAGGCGAACGCACTGTCACCGGCCGCCGTGAGCCTGCGGGCCGTGTTACCCGGTCATATTGCGGATAGTATAATTCGATACCCGGCTGTCTCTCACCCATCAACTCTACGTATCTATTTTGACTTTGGACCTGCATCCGCAGGAGCACCCACTTGCTCCGACTGTGTAACATCGACACTGTCCTCCTCTTCACCCTCATCATCTGGCTCATCAGGATTTAGCCACATATGTACGACAGCTTTATCGAAGCTGTCGAACCCTATCGCGTAGCTGCTCCGAAACCAATCGCGCATACGTTCACGCGCTATTTTGATGCAGTGCTCATTAACGAACGAACGCATTGCATCCATCATCTTCGGCTTAAACTTGCTGACCCAGAACTCCAGCTTCTCAAACTTGAAATAAATCCTCTCGTCCTTCATGCGGACGCGAACTACATCACCACATTTCCCGGCTAAATACTCGTTGCCCTTCCCGCGCACCATGTTCGGGATGTGTATGCTGAAGTAACGAGCCAACAGCTCTATTTCCTCAGCATTGGTCTTATATAGATCAGATGGCTCGATATATGTCGCAGTTTCTATGCTGCGCCGGAGTACCTGATCCCAATCCTTCTGTGCTTGTTTGTCAGGAAATTCGCCGCTATACTTCATGCACAGTTCACGAAATTTATGCACATTCAGCAGATCAGCCGCAGAGCATGGTGCTCGCGTATCCCCAATGTTAACGGTGAAACGATATGGCTGACTCGTGACAATCGTCAGGCCCAGCTCGTAATGATCCATCTGAGCTTGCCCATTTCCCACCCCATATCTCATCCTCCGGCAAGCATAGGGATTGCAATGGCTACAGATAGGTTCCTCTTGACACTTATGCGTATATTTCTTGGTATTGTCCATGCTGCGCATAAGATCCTTCAGCTTGTCGGTGTTACCCACCGGCCGAAGGAGTTGGTCATTCACCCATTGCAGCGGTTCTTTCCAGTTGTCAGGGTATTTGTTCTTGAAGAATACGGCGCAATTGAATAGATGGTTGTGTTGGAATACTGAGCTACCTTGCCGAGCTATATCCCATAGGCACGGGGGTCCATCACAAAATGTCGCACGTATAGTCGCTTCTAACGACTCCTCCTGGACCCACCGCCCATTTCCATGTTTCTTTGCCCCTGCTCGTGCCTCTGTCTTTATCCTATTTTCTATCTGAATAGCGTTGATAAACTTTTCCTTAGATATGTGCTTCTGCTCAGCACGTGTGACATACTCCAATAACGTCATCCCATTGGCATTGTGAGTTAATCCGTATTGTTCCACGAAATGATCAAATGTAGGACCATAAGGCAAGAATGTCCAGCCGGGGTAATCATCCTCGTTGAGAACTTGTGTCTGTTTAGGGAATATCTCACACTTTGCAAATCCCAATTGCGCCGCCAATACCTTCATGCCATCCTGGACCAATGCCGCTTCGATAGGTTCACTAAAGAACAATATAATCCTCAGTCCGCCACTCTTCGTCCGATTTACCATCCATGGCAGCGAGTGCTTTGATATCCTCTCCATTACCTCATCATGCGATAACTCGTAATCATCAATATCCAATTCTCCCCGCCACACTGTCCCATCATCTAAGAGTGGGCTAATGCCGAGGGCCTGCT